GTTGCTAATGTTACCCGCGACGGCCTTAAAAAATAAAGGAGTATAATATGAAAAAATTTATTATGGACAGACTTAGCGAAAGAACTTCACTAGACGGTGCAGTGCTAATCGGCGCAGGAATTGCGTTTTTAATCTTTAAACCAATCGCAAGTATAGTAGCATACGGTGCTATTGCATATGGCGCCTGGACTATTTACAAAAGAGAAGACTAAAGTTTACCAATAGGCGTAGAACTACTAGCACTCATATTCCAAACTTGCTTCCTTTCTACGCCTTTCTTTTGGGCAAAAACTTTACTATCACAGTTCTTACATACGTGAAAGTAGTTATTGCTTAGGCGTTTAGGATCCATACTACCTCTAGCACGTTCAAACTCAGCATCACAATTATCACACCTAAATACACAAATAGTCGATTTGCGATTGTAGGTATGTTCCTTGCCGGTCTTACTAGGCCGTACGTGTGTCTTCTTTAATGTGTAATCTCTTATGAACATATAAGTATTTACATAAAGATTATAGAATAAAGAAATAAATACATACAACAAAAGGACACTCAATGAGCATTTGTACACTAACTGACACAGCAAAACAGCAAATTACTACAATTTGTAACGAAAATGAAGTTTATGCAGTAACTCTAAACTTAAAAGGTGGCGGATGCGCTGGTTTTGAGTACGATTGGGCAACATACAAAACTGCTGATGAGTTACTTGATGATGACACAATAATTTACGGCACTAAAGACGCTACATTTATTGTAGGCGCTATGAGTTTAATGTACCTATTTGGAACTGAAATAGATTATGTAAAGTCGATAATTGGATCGTCTTTTGAAATTAATAACCCTAATGCACAATCCGCTTGCGGTTGTGGAGTTAGTGTAAATTTTAACTTGGATAAAGTTGAAGAGAATGCAAATATAACGGAGCTCACATAAAATGGCTAAGAAAGAAATTAATATCGGCGTTGAAGGCAACGACGGAACAGGCGATAGTATACGCGAGTCGTTTCGTAAAACGAATGAAAACTTTAACGAACTTTATGCTGTAATTGGCGAAGGTGGACAAATTGGACTTACTGATTTAAGTGGCATAGCAATTGACAGTTTTGAAAACTTTCCAAGTACAGATTCAGCTCCGGTACTAGCAGGTATTAATAACGATACACAAGGTAGTGAATTAGAATTTTTTAGACTTGTTAGTGATAGTTTTGTTAATCCAGCAATTGATGATAGTATTGCATTTGATGTGTCAAGAACTGACACTGACGGGCGTCCTGTTATTGTTGTTAAATCTGTAAAAAGTTCTGTCTCAAGTGATCCTAATCCGACACTAGCAGGAAACTTAAACTTATCTGGTAAAATTGCATACAACACTGCAAGTTCTTCACTATGGAAACAACTAGCAGAAGATGACGGATTTACTGAGGATGACGTTCTTATTGATAAAGCATTTGCTGACGCAACTTATCTAAAATCAACAGGTTCAGGAACAGGTTCGCAACTACGTGTACGTACAGAAGGCGAAGTTAACATTGAAGATTATGCATACACTATTGCTAGTTATGATGCTAGTGGTAGAATAGTTATTAACGATAGATACCAAGGCGGTGTTCTTATTGTTGGTGACGGCCACGGACTGGATACAGCAGCCAACGGAGCTCCATTTGCATATTCTACTACCGGCACTAGTGCTGTAGATACTAGTGTATCACCAAGTAGAACACTTAATGATATTACAGAATTTCCAGCAAGTAAGTTTTTTATAAGAGTTGTTGATAGTACAACACTAAGTTTACATCTAACAGAAGCTGACGCAAAAGCAGGGGCTAATGTACTTAATGCAGCTGGCGGAAGTGGCGTACAGTCATTGACAGATTTTTTCTATCAGCCAGACGACTTAGAAGGTAAGTTTTTAGCCAATGAAGCTATTCCAAGAGAAAGTGCTGTTCGTAGACAAGGCGATCAAATGGACGGTACTTTATATCTAAAAGACCATCCAGGGGAACTTGCTGGTGTAGGCACTCCAAACGGTTTAGAAGATTTACAAGCAGCTACAAAATTTTATGTAGACAATACTAGTTTTGCTTCTAACATTAATATATTTGTAAGTACTTCAGGCGACGACACGCAAGCAAGTACACCTCCAGGAAAAGAAGGTAGATCGCTTGCATACGCATATAAGTCAGTCAATGCTGCGGCAAGAAAAGCTGAAGAAATTGTTATTGCAAGTAAGGTCGAACCTGGTCCGTATATGCAGACAATTAAGTACGGTGTAAACAATACTAGTTTAGTACCTTCAAAGGTTTACAGTGCAGCATTTGATGCAGCACTCAAAGCCGACTATGGCGCACAAACTGAAAAGTTTAATCTTCTTATTAACGAAAACTTAAACTTTGTTGTAGCAGAAACTATTGAATGGGTATCAGCTCAAATTGCAGCAGCAAACGCTGATATAACACTTACTCCAGATGATGACGAATATATTTGGAAAAACTTTGCATACAATGAAGAAACGTGTGCAAGAGATTTAAGATTAATTATTGGTGCTGTAAGACTTGATACATTGTCAGGGTTAACTGCAAACAAGCTATCAAGAAATGCAGGTATTAGATACTATAGTAATTCAAGTGGTAGACTAGCAGTAACAGCACAG